TTGACAAAACATAAAAAAGGGTTGATAGAGGAATTGAAAGCCTTAACCTTGGGAGGAAGGGAGCATAGTATGAATGATAGGATGGAACGATGAAATCTTTTCTCAATACTATTCTTGATTTGGTTGGACTCACAAGAAAGTCAACCATCGGCCCATTATTAGGTGATCGAACGATTTATCGTTCATTGCGAGAGCTGATGGATATGCAGGGATCGGTTTTGACCAAACCTTATAAAGAAAGTGTTTGGGTTTACGCTGCTGTTAATGCTATTGCATCAAACATTTCAAGAGTTCCATTTGTTATTAAGCAAGATATTGGTGCTGGTTTGTCTAAGAAAATCGAAGAGGGTCCAATCTATGAGCTTTTTCAGAATCCAAATCCTCTCATGTCTCAAAGACAACTTTTTGAAGCAACGGCAATTTTCTTGAGTTTACGAGGAGAAGGGATTTGGATTACTGAAAGAGACAATATTACACAGATACCTAAAGAGATTTGGACATTTGATCCTGTTCGTTTTACTCCAAGACAAGATAAGCAAGGGCAAGTTATAGGTTGGTTATATGATAATGGCACTGGAGATCCTGTACCTTTTGCCAATCACGAAATTATTTTCTTTCGTTATTTCAATCCTTATGATGATATCCGGGGACTTTCTCCTATTCTTGCAACTCAAGAAAATATTGATCAGGATCATTATGCTACTCAGTATAATTCTGCATTCTTCAAGAATGGCGCACGGATCGGGGGATTTATCTCTGTTGATGGCGAGCTTACTGATGAACAGTTCAACCGGATCCTGAAACAGTTTGAAGATAGACATAAGGGAGCTGATAAGGCACATAAGATTGCTCTTCTTGAAGGAGGAGGTAAGTTTACTGAATCAACGATGTCTCAGAAGGATATGGATTTTATTCAAGGCAAGAATATGACGAGGGAAGAAATTCTTGCTGCTTTCAAAGTAAATGAAGTAATTCTAGGCGTTTATCGTTCCATAAAATCCTATGATGGTATCAAGGCAGCAGACAAAGCATTTTGGGAAGAGTGTTTAATGCCTAAGACCCATTATATTGAAGATCATCTTTGGGCAAAATTCTTCTCTCATATTGGTCAACGAAGAGGGAGAGGTAAGATATGGGGAGAGTTTGATCTTGCTACAGTTGGTTCTTTACAGGTCAATTTTGCTGACAAGATTGAAACAGCAGGCAAAATGTTTCTGATGGGCTGGCCTGTCAATGCAATCAACCGTAGACTTGAACTTGGTATGGAAGATGTGAAATGGGGAGATGAGTGGTGGGTTCCAGGTGGTTACTTACCTGTTACTCAGATTTTAGCAGGGAAATCTACAAATCAGGATAAGCCTGAGAAACCTTCTGGGGGGGATGGAAAAACACTGAACGGATTTTTGAAACTTGCGACTGAGGCACAGGATCAGATCGAGCATATTTCTCAGAGTGAGGTAGAATTTAGAACAAAGATCAAGAAATTTGTTTTTGAGGTCAGAAAGAAGACTTTATCCTCTATTTATTGTGATGATTTTGTAAGACCAGAGTTGCGAAGAGATTTTGATAAATTAAAAAGTGATCTTCAGAGAATCTACTATCAGGTTATTTCCGAGACGTTTTCAGCTTCGTCAATGAGTTTGAGTGGTAAACAAACGGTTGACAATAACAATTTTGAGGTCGTAGCATATATCTCAGGGCGAATTGGGGTTATTGTTGAGAGATTTGCTGAATTGCTCGATTCCCTCTTTGTCACGCTTGAGAAAGCGACGGATGGCAAAGATGAGAAAGCGGAAAAGGTGAGACTTGTTTTTAATTTACTGACGCAGAAATCGATGTTGATGGCGAAGAACGAGGCAAGTTTCTCTCAGGCATTTGGACGAAAGTTATATGTGCAGAAATCACTTGGGACTTCAGTTGTTTATGTGAAGCCCGAGGAAGATGAAGAGGAGGATGACAAAGATTTATGACCCGAGGTAAAGTCACTAAATTCAGATATGTGGATTTGACAGAGGATCATAAAACTTTGATTGTGGATCTGTATTGCAAGGGTGTTTCGGTTTTACGTCTTAATACTGAGTATAATGTGAATGGTGATGTTACAAGAAAAGTTTTGGTAGAAAGAGGAATTGAGATTCGGGGAAGAGTAACAGGTGAGCATACGGAAGTGTCAAGAGCCCTTTTGGCGGAACAGCAAACAGGTAGAAGGTATTCTGAGGAATCAAAGAAAAAAATGTCTGACTCTCACATAGGAAAACTGCTTCCCGAGGAGCAGAGAAAGAAAATTTCTGAGTCATTGATGGGAATAAAAAGAAAGCCTGAGGCAATTGAAAAAACAAGACAGGCTCATATAGGAAGCAAGTGGTCTGAGGAAACTCGAGCAAAGATAAATAGAGATAAGTCCCCAGAGCAACGACAAAAAATATCCGATTCGTTAATGTGATTTCAATGATGAGTTAATTGATCGCAAAACAAGAGGAGGTTAACAAATGGAACAGGAAATTATTAGACGTGTTCTTGCTTCGGAAATTAAAAGGATAAACCCTAAGGAAGGAACTGTAACTGTGATCATGTCCGATGAAACCATTGATCGTTACAATGAAATCATTCTTGCGAGTGCTTGGAAGAAACGGATGGGTAGCTACAAAAAGCACCCAATTCTTTTATCATCACATAACTATCGTGGTTTGATGAACCAGATTGGTGATGCAGTTTCGATAAAGGTTAAGGAAGGAAAATTGGAAGCCGAGTTTAAATATTTCCATTCACAAGGCAATCCTGAGGCCGACTGGGCTTGGGTGCTTGCAAGTAAGGGTGTTGCTGCTTATAGTGTTGGTTTCATTTGTCATGCAGGTCGGCATGTTGATCCTGATGCGGAATATGCCGATGATGAAGATATGAAAAACTGGCAGAAAGCTGGTGTACGATATGTTTACGATGATGTTGAGCTGCTTGAATGCTCCCATGTAACAGTACCAGCGAATCCTTCATGCTTGCAAAATAGTTTCGATCAGGGATCAGTTGTGAGAGAGCTGGAGGCAAAGGCGTTTCCAATGCTTGCTGAGCTTGAAGAAGAATTGAAGAAGCTCACTCCTATCTCTCGGATTCGCTCTGTTGAAATGACTGATGAGCAGAAGGAAATTGAAAATAAAAAGTGGGATGAGACGGAGAATGAGATTCGTCACCGTGTCAGAGAACCCGAACTATTTAAAGAGGGCAGTTTTAGATATATCACACTCAAAAAAGACAAACCGAGAGTGAGAGCTGTTATAGGGAAATTGAAAGATGAAGATGTGATGAAGATCCAATCCTTACGATTTCCCAAATCTGATGGTTGGACGATGACAGAAGCAAAAGCGTGGGTAAAGGCTCATCCAGATGTTATCAAAACTATTGAAGAGAAGGAAATTATCATGGGAATTGATGATCTTGAAGAGATGGTTGCGTCTTTGAAAGAGAAATTCACTGCTGACTTTGAGGCTCAGATGAAACTTTGTCTCGAATCGATGACGATCACGCTCAGAACCGCTGCTGAAGATATGGTTACAAGAATGACCGAAGTTATTGATGCTGAACTTGAAAAGAGAAAAGAGAAGGAAGTTGAGGAAGTTGTTGGTGAGGAGAAGCAGGATGAAATAATTCTTGATACGACAAAGGACACTGATGGTGTTCTTGATGTTTTCAAAGTGATAACTGCGGAAATGGAAAAAGCTTTCCTACCCAAGGAGGGATAATGAAGGTATGGAAAAAGCTTTCACCGTTCAGTCGTGATGACCATGAACAAGGTGAAGACTGCCATAGTTGATAACGGATATTAAACATAAAAAATTCAAGGAGGAAGTAAAATGTTAGAACAGATTAAGACGTTGTTGGAGGAGCAGAAGTCGCTCTTGCTCATGAAGTTTGATACGAAGGTGCAGGATGCGATCAAGACAGTCGAAGGACTTGAGGCACGAATTGTTGAGATGGAAAAGCTCGCAACTCCCCGGAAAGTCACTCTTGCTGGTCTTGAGGATGAGAAGGAAAAATTCTCCTTCTTCAGGGCAATTTGGGCAATCAAAACACAGAATTGGGATAATGCAGGATTTGAGAAGGAAATTTTTGACAATACTCGTAAGCGGACGATGGGTGGTCTTGGCACTGGTGGGGCAGGTGGTTATATTGTCCCCACAATCTACATTGCAGAGTTGATTGAACTTCTGACGGCTGAAGCAATCGTCGGTGCTCTAGGGGCAACGTTCCTGCCGAATCTCCAAGGCTCTCCGATCCAGATTCCTCGTCAGGCTGCAGGGGCGACGGGATACTGGGTGGGTGAAAATGCACTCATCACTGCAAGTGATCTAACCTTAGAACAGCTCTCGCTGACCCCTAAGAAAGTCGCTGCTTTGG